AAATAATATTTCAGCCTCATTCATTTTGAATCTTTGTGCAGATAATTTACTTATATCTTTTCCTGTTTTACTTTTAATCCGCAATTTTACAATGATATCACCACCTGCTTTTTGATATGTTGGATTTATGGTTGCTGACATAAACCCCTTGTCGGTAAATATATTACCTATATTAAAAGTTGATTTTATTCTACTCCAACTATAATGACTAAATCCGAGTGTTCTCAGTACGTCACCTTCATAATTCGGAAGCCTTGACAATGCTTTTGATAAATTATTAGAATGGAGCAATATTTCTTTCGGTGAATATGAATATGCACCACTTTTAATAGTATTGCCTGTTTGCGTTCCTCTTAAATATCCATTTATGCCAATATAACCCTCTTTTGTATAAGCATTGATTGAGCCTGTTTCTGTCTTTGTGAAATTGATATGATCAACATCTTTATCTGTAACTAATTTCCCCCTTTTTAATGGTCTGTTAAAATTTGGTGCGGATAAGGATGCTTCTTTTTCTCTTATTGCTTTTATTAGTATTGGATAATTTTCTTTTATAGAATTTGCTGAACGTGGGACTGACCTTAAATAATCAATATCATTTTTACTTAATGCACCCAACTTTTCAGCCCGTCTTATCGCAATATCAAACGAAGTTTGCGATATACCGATCACCTTCTTCCCTCTCAATAGCGGCTTATCAAGGTTCTCGCCCGTGTATGATGCGGGGACTACAATACACTGACAATTTGTTTGGCAAATACTAAAGCCTGATTTGGGCAATCCAACTGTTTCCCAATACTCCATTGGCTCAACCTGTCCATGCCGTTCAAGGCAATCAGGGCAGACCTTTCCCCCTGCGGTAATCCACCTGAATCTCTGAACATTGGTATCGGCATAGATGTTCTTCTGTGCCTGATTGCTACCATACTCTACCCCGTTCTTTATTGTGTTTTTCAGGCTATTCTTAAAGCTCCCGAAAATCCTACCGCCTGAACTCAGATCGTTCATCAGTACCGTCTTGATTGCATCGTTACTCATCCCGCTTGATTGCATCGCCGTAATTAACCCACCGAGATCAAGAGTCGTTTGTGAAGCCGCATTAAGGACTTGATTGGTCAATATAATTTCCATCGGATCAGGCACGGGCTCTCGCCAGCTTCTTATCCATTTCAAAACTAACCATCCGCACAATCTTTTTTTCAGCCTCTTTGGATATTCCAAACCATTCCCGTTTTGGAACACCATCCCCCCGCTGATGATAGCCGCCAACTTCAAAGGGGGTCGCATTAGAGTAATATGCCTTAGAGATGTTCTTGTAAGCCCTCTTTTTGCCAGCATAGAGCTTTGCTATTTGCTTGGCTTTAGTAGCCTTTTCAGTGACGAGGTTTATCATGCTTCCCGTACCGACAAGGGGTTTGCTGGCGTTCCTTCTTATGCGGGAATCCTTGCTCTTTTGCTTCTTTTCAATTGTTGCCTTTTTAAGTGATCGTAATGTTCTTTTCCCTCCTGACGGAGTAACCCCCCGCCCCGATCTAACAGTCTCAGATATGTCCGACTTTACAATCTTAGCCATTTCATTTAATTGCTTATGAAAGTCAAAGTTGATCTTGCCGAGGTCTATCCCTGTCTGTCTAATCTTAATCATGATTTACTCAACACTTTCTTAGCAAATTTCTCCCCCTCCTTAACACCTTCTTTTATCTCGCCTAAGTGTTCGTTAAGAAACGCCTCGCCCAAGCCAACCAGATAACCTTCTGGGTTTTGTAATAGTTCGTCCATATTGATTGCATCCAAGATCAACTCAGAATCATCAATGATCTGTTGTTGTAGGTCATCAATCTTATCCAGATAACTATGTACCAACTGAGCCAAGCTGTCTCAACCCTCCAAAGACAGGTGCTTGTGGTGCTTGTGCTTCAGCCTGAGTCTTAGTCTCAGCCTGTGCCTCGCCAAGCCGTTCATCTATCTCGCTGTCATCCATATCGGGGTTGAAATGCCTGAACCAATCCTTCTTTGTAGCCAGACCATTCGACCACTTCCACTCCCATTCTTCTCTCTCCTGTTGAGGAGATAGGGGTATGTGCGGCTCTGAGAAATTGCAATTATATTCATCGGTTACATTAACCCCATTCGTTTCCAGTATTGCTCTGTCCAGTTCAAATCTTTGGTTCTCAAACTTCCTCCACCGCTCAAAGTCAGCCATGACAGCTTCGGTGAGATCAACCTCAAGGATACGCTGATGCTCTCCTGATGTGGATCCCGCATCACTACCCCATTTGACCTTGAGATGCAGGGCGTGGGCTGTTGTCTCCACCACCCATTTCATGTTATCCCTGATCTCATTTAGCGATCCCGATGGGCTGACGATCTGGTAATTCGCTCCTTCTGGTAGGACTAATAATTTCGATACGTCCATCTTGATTCGGGTCGCTTCATCTACTCCCGTTAGAACACTTTGTCCCAGAGATTGATACATATTGCCAAGCGATAGCTGGGTCCCGAACACGTTGTAAAGCTGATTGGCGTTTGCTACCAT